AGCTCTATTTGCTTTTCTTGCGACTGTATGGATTTCCTAGTGAGCTTAGAAGCTGGAACTCTATAAGCAAGTTCGGTCTTTGGCCGATCCATACCGTCCTGTATAGGTTTGAAGAAAAACGGATAGTTAACTGAGATGGGGACAACTTTGTCGGTGAACATCTTTTTCGCATCAGCACCTGTTTTTGATAAGATACCAAATCTGGCGTCACTTGATATGGTTGCCATGTTGACAGTTTCACCGGATGCCATGAACGAAAATCCACTCCGTCTGTTTTTAAGATAGCACATTCCGTAGCTTCTAGTATCAGCTTTGCATGCTTCCCAGAATATAAAGAAGAGTCTGTTTGCTTCTCTATAGTCTGGATGTCCGACATCAATCTTTGACCACTGCAGGTACATGTAATGAGTACCAGTAATATAAGTTGGTACATCTTTGTTATAAAACCAATATCCGCCTTCACGTCTGTTAAATTCTTCGTCAATATAACCTTCCCACTTTGCTTTAAACTCGTCGGGATAGTTTTGCCAATCAAATATACTCTTAATGTTTTTAAGCTCCTTAGGATAGTCCGAAACAGTCCATTTATTAGGTCCCTTTTTTAAGGTTTTAGGCTCAGGTGGTAAAGCAATACATAAATTTTGTATTTCAATAATCTGGCCTATCTGACCTGTTCTGCTTATTACAATAATATCGTGTTCTTTATTGTATCCATATTTCCACGACTTAGATCTATTTAACCTGTTTATAGTTGTAAACTTTATAGGCTCTACAACTTTAACTAAACTTTGCTGATACATTATTTAGATCTTTTTTCCGCAAACCCAGAAAACGTTTTCTTTTCTTCTTCTTCTTTAGGTTTGTTTTCAAGAATACGCTGTTCTTCTTCAATACGTGTAAGTATTTCAAAAGCATCGAATATTGCTAGCTTTTTAGTTGCCGCTGCGTTTTTTAATCTATCAGCAGATACATCATCTTCTGTATTAGTAATGATTTTTTCTTCTGCTACTTTAATTAATTCATCAACTGCTTTGCGACCAGCTAGGATTATATTCTTCTTCGTCTCCTTGATATTCATATTTAATTGTAATTCTATGAAGCGGCACTCTATATAAACGTTCGCCTTCTATATTAAATTCGTATTCGCTATTTGGTTTAAAGCCCACTAAATTGTTTTTATATTCTTCATTCGGCGAATATTTAACAATACCTTTAAGAGGCTCTTCTGGTTGTAAAGAAAACTTATCTTTATTTTTTATAGGCTTTATAAAACAAAAGCCGTCAACGCATTGCCATTCTAAATTGTGCTTATATGCATATATTTGATCAGGCTGTGCAAAAAACAAATCTTCACTGTAATAAGATTTGCTATTTTTTTCATCGCCTCTTACGTCTCTAAATCTTCTAAAAACATTATGATGCAATATAACCTCATCGCCAACATTTATATTTGTAGCTGTTGCAATCGGTAAAGCTGTAACCACGCCTAGCCTGCTGGTATAATTATGGTTTTGCACATCTGTATTTAAAAGAAGTTCTTTGCCGTCTATTTCTTTTTTAGCTGATGACCTAGACGTTTTAGGTTTCACCATAAAATTAAAGACGCTCTTCATTAGTAGTTTAAATCATACTCTACGGAGATAGCCATGTTTTTATTAAAATCTTTCCACGGCATAACCATATCGTCTTTTTGAATATAGATAGAATACTTTTCTTCTTCTTCTATAACGTTAACTATAGTATGACCGCCGTAAACTTCCTGCCCGACAGAATAGTGCATAGCGTCATTCTTATAGTCCTTACCAACGGTTATCTTTCTAATTACTTGATCCATTGGTAAGTTCTCCTGTCATTAAATCAATTTGCTGACCATTATACTTTTTTTCAAGTATTTGCTTTTCGGCACGAAGCTTTGCTATAAAACCTTGCGCTTCTAACACAGCTTGCTGCTTTTGCATTTCTAATGTGCCAACAGCTAATTGAGTTTGATTAATATGCTTTACTAAAGTCTGTAAAGACTCTAGTTCTTTCTTAGTTACTTTTTTCATTTAATTAAATTGTTATTTATTATTTATCCTAAATTATAATATCCATTAATATTATTTTGTATTGCTTGAAATTCATTATCGGTAACATCGCGCTCAGTAATAACTATTAATTCGCTACAACTCATTTGCGAATTGTTTGATTGTGTATCACCCTCTTCTCTAGCTACTACAGTTGATTTGATTTGGTTGTTTCCTAAATTAACTAAACCGCTACTAGTTCTTCCGTTTAAAACAATTTTAGAATTAGTACCTGTTTTAACTTTTATAGCAAGCTGAAATAATGTGTCTACTGTATTACCACCACTAATTGTAGTAGCTTCTCCAAAATTAACCTCTATTTCTCTAGAAGAATTAGTTCGTATAAAAGCAGGCTCAGCATCATCTTCGTGAAAACTTAAAATTCCTTTACTAGCTGCAACACTAGTGTCTAATCTATAAACAAAAAATACAGCGTGTGGAGCGTCATCATTTGGCATATTCTTTTTAACAAGGTCATTACCTCCATCAAATTTCATTGTTGGTCTACCGTTTGTTTTAATAACAGCTCCGCTAGAAACTATTTGTGGCTGTTTAGCTTCTCCCGCTTGTGTTAAATTTTGGCTGTTTCCGCTTTGGTCATACCATGTTCTTACAAAACCGCTATTGCTACCACAATGAGTTAATAAAGCCGCTTCGTCTAAATTACCATGCGCATCAAACCCTATATTTGCGAATGTATCTCCGCCGTCTTCTCTAACCTCTATGCAATTACCGGTATAGCCGTCGTTTACTTTTCGCAAACCATACATACCATAGCCTTGCGAATCATTAACAAGCTTGCCTATCGGTGGTGCAATCTGCGCATTATTAATGTCTTTAGTATGCGATATACCAATTTTGCCGGCAATTCTCATTAGCCTATTTTTAAAAAGTCATCAGCCGTTGTTCCTGTGCTGCATAGAAAATCTATAGCAATAGGTAAAAAAGTACCAGATGGTACATTTTTAAATATTACATCATTAGATAAACTACCAGCAATGCCCTGCATTACTACAGCAACATCTCCGCCTGTGCCCACATATAAAGCAGCACCGTTTAAAATAGTTGTTGAATCAAAGGTATCGCTTTTGCCAATAGATACAGCTTCATTAGCAAAACCTGTAGTTGTTATATTTGCCATTTTATATTTTTATTTTTTAATTAACAATTCCATCTGCGGCGAGCTGCGCGACCGCGCTCACTTGTCCAGCTTTTAGAACGTGCACAAAACGATTTACGGCGTTTCCAGGCTTTGCTGCCCTTTTTTAATTTTTTAGGATCAGTAGTGACAGCTGTTTGTAGTTTACTACCTGGATTATCTCTTTTATATTTATCTACGCCTGCTTGTGACATACCGCCGCCGGCTGCGGCGCCTGTGCCTGTAGGTTTAGCTTCATTATAATACCCTAAAGACTTTTTGCGTGACGGCGCATTGCTTTTTCTTCTCTCTAAAGGAGATGAATGTGGGCAAGGACATTCTTTACCGCCCATTTTTGCTTTTTTAGTTATAGGTACTCCGTACATATTATTTCTTTGTTTTATTATAAGCCTCTTTTTCCCATGGCAGATTTTTAGCGCCTTCTAACATATTAGCTCTTTTATATACTCTAGCTGGAGTTTTAGTATTAGGCTTCCACGTAACTGTTTCATTATTGTAATCTAAACGACCCTGCCCCATTTGTTGCAAGTGAACTTTTTCGTGTTCAACAATATCGTTTATTTGTTTTTGCGGTAAGCCTTTCTTAACAAATATAGTGCCGTCTCTGTTAGCCTCACCCTGTATGTTTGGATCTAATTTTTTTTCAAACACAGGCATGCCGTATTCAGAAGCTTCTTCGTTTATACCGAGTAATTGCGCTATACTTCTAAGCTTAAATGCCATTATCTATCTTTATCTTTAATCATATCATCTATAGCTTTATTATAAACTTTATCAGTATATGATTTATTTTTATAAAACTTACTTGACGGTCCAATAGGTAAATCTTCATAACCGAGCATTACATTGTACATGCGGGTAATTAAACGTTTACCTTTTGATGAAACCTTAAATACACTATATTTAATTGTAGTTCTATTGCGATGTCGCCAAACATCTATCCAGCCTTCGCTTCTTAAGCGTTCCCACCGCTTTTTATCCCAGGGGAAAGTGTAAGTGCCGTTAATAAAATCATCACGTGTAAAACGACCTTTACAATCTAAATAGATAAGCAACTCGAGGTCAGCGTCTAAAATATTA